GCAACATAGTTCTTAGGGAATTCAAAAGAAATATCACCAATCTCTAGATTTTTTGTTGGCGTACCAGAAATACTCACCATAGGGACTGCTTGGGTAAAACTGCCGTTGTTGCCCGGCTCTAGTCCTAGTGCTTTAAAGCCTTCAATTAACATATTGGTTGTTAAAGGCTCTTCTATACTAGACGGCTCTCTGCCACCAAATTCGTCAGAAGAAAGCTTTTTAATATCTTGTTTTAATGTTTGTGTGTCAAAAGAGTTGTATGCCTTGCCAAAGTTATTGCCTGCAAAAGCTGGGGCACTAACTAAGCACAACACCGGCACAAAGGCTTTAATAGTTTTGCTTGAAAACATCTAGGTTTCCTTTTTTAATTATTAATATCGCAGACAAGACTACAAGCATTAAACCGCAAACGCCAATCTAAAAATCAACAACGGCAGACTAGCAGGTACATTAAAATTTACATACTAACTATTGAGCACTGTATATTAAAACAGTATCATAGCCAAAACTCAAAACCAGGGACAAACATGGAGTTAATGAAAAACGGTCTAGGCCCAAAAGCAATCGATCGCATTGCTGGTGCATTTTCGCAGGTTCACCCTGAATTTAACCAAGTTCACTTTAGCACCCAAGCCTTAAAAGATATCGAAGCATTGGAGCTGAAAGAGAGGGTTGAGCATATAATTAAGGCATTGGCTGCCAGTTTGCCCAATGATTACCGTAATCAATTGCAATATTTTAGGCAGCTTAAAACAGTCTGGGATTATGGTGACCCACAAGACCCGTTAGCAAGCTTCGCCGCTTGGCCAATAACAGACTACATTGCGAAATACGGTTTAGAGCACCCTGTAGAGTCATTAGAAACACTGAAATACCTAACTAGTCTTTTCTCCGCGGAATTTGCTATCAGGCCCTTTATTTTAAAATACCCAGACCTTTGCCAAACTTCATTTTCTCAGTGGATTAACGATAAAGACGAACATGTGAGGCGATTAGTCTCAGAAGGAACAAGACCTAGGCTCCCTTGGGGAATTAGATTGCATCCATTTATTGAGAGCCCTAAAGAAAACTTACCTTGGCTAAATGCCTTATATAAAGACAGTAGCCTTTATGTAAGACGTTCAGTGGCTAACCACCTAAACGACATCGCAAAAGATCATCCCGACCTCGTTGCTGATATATGTGAACAGTGGCTAAACCCTAACTGTAAAAATACAACTTGGGTTATCAAACACGCAGCAAGAACACTTATCAAAGAAGGCCACCCAAAAGCAATGAAACTACAAGGATACACTGAGAACCCATCAGTAGTGTTATCGGATCTAGCGTTGTCTGATAAGAAAGTTGCATTGGGAGATACGCTATCTTTTGCTTTTAATATTCATTCTAAAAGTAAATCAGCTCAAAAATTAGTAGTAGATTTTGCTATCCACTTTATGAAAGCCAACGGCAACTTGAAAAGAAAAGTTTTCAAATTAAAGAGTTTTGAACTTGCGGGAAACGATAATGCCCAACTTAAAAAGCAGTTTTCATTTAAACCTATTACCACTCGAAAGTACTACTCTGGTGATCATCAGTTAGAAATTTTTGTTAACGGAACATCTCACCAAAAAGTGCCATTTATCGTTTGTGATTAGTGATGACAGCTTTTACAATGCTGGAAAATCAACATGGACTTATCATATTTAGGGAAAAGCATTGATTAAACAACTTCTGATTGCTGCCTTAGGGTTAACACTACCAACAGCATCGTCATACGCCAATGACAATAGCAACCAAGTGAAACACATTCTAACCTACGAAGAACCAAAGCCCATTAGGCGAGTAGAACCCAAATATCCGATCAACGCCGCAAGAGTCAGGGCACCGGCCTTGGTGGTCAGCATGATCTGCTGCTGGGTGCGTGGCCGCAGTTCGATGTCCTCGACAGCCTTCGGGCGTGCAAAGTCGTAGGCCCGGTCCTGCACGTCCGGCGACAGTGTCTGCAGCTGCGGTGGCAGGTAGACGCGCAGCGCATCGGAGATCGTCTCCAACTCGGCAAGCAGAGTCGGGGTCAGCCGCGACCACTCGAAGATCCTGAACTGGCCGGTAGGTGGGAGCTGCTGAATGATCCGCCGGATGCGGCGCATCGACTCAACCAACCTGGGACGCACGCCGGCCAGCGATCGTCCCTCTGATTCATGGGCCAACGCGAGAAGTAAGAGCAGGAACGTTTCCTGCCGTTTCTGCTCTTCTTCAGTCGGCATGTTTGCCCGGCCTCATCGGCGTGGGCAGCGTGTTTGAGCCTTTGGCAGAACCTTGAGCAGCCTTTCCGCTGTTCACCCCGCCGCCGGATTCGTCCGCCACGGAGCTGGTCAGGTTCATGTGAGCCTCGGCTTGCTCTAGCTGCAGGTCGAATTGCTCCTCCATTGCATCCTTGGTGCGCAAGATCTCGTCGTCGATCTCGACATAAGGAGGCAACACCTCCCCCTCTTGGAGGATGCGCAACAGGGTCTCCTGAGAGATCTGGTTTTGCATCTGGAGCTGGAGCATGGCAGTGATTTGGTTGCCATCCAGGAGCCGGTTCTCGTAGTCCTTGGGGATAGTGACTTGAGGCGGTTCCTTACCCGCATATTTACCTGCTATGCGCAGGATGTCACCCACTGCGCGGGTTAAATCTTCCGCGATGATCGCCATGATCGAATCGCTGTCGATGCGATCGAGGCGTTTCGACTCTGCGGCGGTGTTGGTGATGTTCTGTTTGGCCAGAGTGGAGACGCCAAGAGTGCTGATTTGCTCCTCCAGCGTCTTCAGGCAGTTGAGCTGCTCCTGGTAGGCGTCAGACGGTGGGCTGACGATCATTGCGTCGCCGTCCGGGGGCAGAAGCACAGCGGTATTCACCGACATGCCGAGGGTGTTGTCCCCGTTCTCCGGGTCGAAGCCCTTGAGGCAGAGGATCGGTTGGCTGCCGACGTGGATCGAGTGGTGGTAGTCGCAGAAGCGCTGGCAGTAGGCGATCGAGAGGTTCGCCACCTCCTCCAGCGGAGGCTTGGAGACCAGCGTGGCGACGCGGTTGCTGTAGACCTGCACCAGGGGGATCTCGCCGGCGGTGTGCTCGCCCTCTTCGTAGAGATACCAGCCGCCTTCCTGGGCGCCGCTGCTGTCGGCGTAACGCCAGAGCTGGTATCCGCCAGAGGTCAGCACTCTGATCTGCGACACCAGCTCCTCGCCGAACTCACCCACCGGCTCGCTGATGGTCTCCGAGTAGCGGACCATGGTCAGCGGTGCCTGGTTGCGGTTGTCGACGGTGCGCCAGCCCCTGACCTGCTGAGCGCCGACCCTCACTAAGTAGGGCTTGCGTCCCAGCTGCAGCTCCTCGGCCAGGCTCGACGGGGCTTCACCATTCGGAAAGTCGACCAGACAGCTGGTGTGGCCCCAAAGCAGTGCGTCGACCAGCAGCTCTCGGCAGAACTCGTTCAGCGGTGTGCCGTCGCCGGTGACGTCTTTCGCCCAGTTCTCCCAATACTCCTGGTCGCCGCCCTCGAGGTGGACACCACGGCGAAGGATGGTGCCCGCAGCTTGTGACGCCAGCCTCTGAATGAAGGGAGGCATCGTGGCGTGGAAGATGCGCCGGTTGTAGGCGTCATCGTCCTCAGCCGGTTCCCTGGGAATGATGCGCTCGGCGTAGATGCGGATGGCCTGCGTACCGCCGATGCAGATGTTGATCGGTTCCCAGTGGGGCATCATCCCCAGCACTGCGCCGCTGCGGGCCGCAGGATCATCCTTTGCCTGCGAGCTGGGAGAGATCGTGCTTGGCTTGCCGGTTAGGCCCTCGAAATCGACAAGCTGCTGCAGAGGCTGGCGATAGGCACCGCGACCCTCGGGATAAGTAGAACCGGAGACTGGCATCTATCTAGCTTGTTTCTTCCATTTTGCCGGATTTAGTAGATGCGGATTGTGGAGCCGCCTGACGTCCAGCGACGCAGCGGTGCAAGGTAAGAAACGGCGTAGCCGAGGGCATCCACAGGTCCTGAAATGTCATCTATGCCGCCGATTCCCTTCTCCGGTTTGCCCTGCTTGTTGTACGCCTGCTGTTCGAGCGATTTGATTAGGTACTTACATTTGTTGCTGACACGGAGCCTGTTGGCCAGCAGCAGAACGTTGACTGCGTTGACCCGGTCCTCGATCGCGGGGTTGGAGCTCTGGGTTTTGACGACGAAGCCGCCCTTCTTCAGAAGTGAGAGGTCGGATTCCGCCGCATTAGTCGTGGTCCGCTGTTTCG